TCCTTACTGGGATCGGATGTGACACCATCCACGAATACAGCGTACTTAGAAAGGTCAACGGTATGATCTGTGTAATTGATATTTTCTTGTTGATCGTTGTGTGTGTTGTAGTCTCCAGACATTTTTAAAACTTAAACTCGGCAAATTTCTTTGTTGTTTTATCTTCTTCATTATACTCTACATCCTGTCCGCTGTCAAGCAAATCATCTTGTGCAGATTGTTCACAGTCATATAATCTCATCTTTGTACGATCAACTCCAATCACAAAT